TGGTCGGACAACTACTTCGTCTGCCGCGAGCGATTCATCGGCGCGGCACTCGGCATGGGCCAAGAGGTGCGCGGTCTGCGAAAAGGTGCGCGACGGCCTACCCTCTGCATCTGCGACGACCTCGAAGACAAGGACACGGTCAAGAATCCGAAGCGGCAGGAAGAGATGGCGAACTGGATTCTCACGGCTCTGATCCCGACGATGGACGGCCCCATGCGGCGTCTGCTGGTACCGAACAACAACTTCGCACCCAGGACGATTCAGGGAGAACTCGAACGTCGGAATCCCAAATGGATAGTACACCGTGTCGATGCGACCGTCGGGCCGGAACGGAAGCCGCGCTGGGAAAGTAAATACCCCGACGACTATTTCGTACAGATAGAGCACGATTTGGGTACGATCGCCTTCGAAGCAGAATACAACAACCGGCCGTGGGTCGAAGGGAAGGTCTTCACGCAGGAGATGATCGACAGGGTATGGGCGCCGCTGCCGCCGCTGTCGAAATTCCGGCACATCACAGGGCGGTGGGATCCGGCCTATTCGGGTAAAAACGATTTCAACGCCGTGCGCATCTGGGGGCTGTACGATCATCGCATGTACCTGATAGCATCCTACGTGCGGCAGCGCACGATGAACAGCACGCTCGACTGGATCCAGGATTACGACAGCCGGCTGCCGCAAGGCGTCGTCGTGCATTGGCGCGTCGAATCGCAATTCTGGAACGAGCCGCTGCGACGCGCTATCGACGAGAGCAATGCCCGCGCAGGGCGTCAGCTCAATATCTCGGTCGTGCCGTCGCCCAAGACCAAGAAGATAGATCGCCTGCTGTCGGTCTACCCCTACTACGAAAACGGGCGCATACGCTACAACGAGCGTGAGCGGAACAACGCCGACTTCATCGAAGGGACACGTCAACTGCTGGGTATAGAACCCGGATACCGCACGCATGACGACTCCCCCGATGCCGACGAGCGGGCGATCTCCGATCTGGCGGCATTCGACCGTGCATTCGCATTCTCCCCGATGATCGGACAGATGAGCCGTGGCGATTCAAATTCAAGATACTGACATGACACTTTTCGAACTTATCCGCAACAAGTGGGCGCGCTGGCGCCTGATGCGCGCCATCGCCGAGGCCGAGGCGCTGCACGCACGAACGGGAAAACGCTGCTACGTGTTCAACGTCGGCGGCAGGTTGAAGGTCTGGACGACGCTCGACGTCAAATACCTGCGTCGCAAACGTCTGCTGCGTGCAGGCGTCACGACCGACGACTTGAAGAGAAAGGCATTGTATAAAACAGCATAGCAAGATGTATATCACCGAAGAAGACATACTGAACATCATCGCCAAAGACGACTTCGACGCCGCGCTGGCCGAAGGCTTCACGTCGATGGAGGCACTCACACGCACTGCCTGTTCGACGATGCGCAACTACCTCTACCAACGGTATCGCATCGGATCCGAATTCAACAAAGCGGGCGAAGCTCGCAATCCCTACCTGGTGATGATCGCCTGCGACATCACGCTCTACCTGCTCTTCTCGTCGCTGCCGGGACGTCTGACGGACGACGACATCCGATACGTCCGCTACCAGGCTGCAATACGCTGGCTCGAACAGGTCGCAGCGGGGAAAGTCGGCGCGGGAATACCGTCGCTGACAGACCCCGAGGAGGATGGAACAGATCCCGAAAAGAACCCCGAATACTATTCGAGCATACGCTTCGAAAGCGAAGAGAAACTGCAAAATGAATATTGATATGGATTTGCTCAATATTTTCCGGAGGCCGAAGCCGCAGACGCGTGTGGAGGCCGTGGCGCACGAGATCCGCAAACATAGCCGCGCGCTGATCGAGATCGACGAGCAGTCACGTGCATTCTACCGCCAAGACATCGGACGCTGGCGGCGGGCGCATGAGGCGGCCGCCGACGTCGAGAATCCCCGGCGGGCGGATCTCTACAACGTCTACGCCGACGTCGTACTCAACACGCAGGTCGAAGGTTGTATGCGGCAGATCGAGACGGCCGTCATGCAGCGACGCTTCTACATTCGTTCGGAGAAAACGGCGAAGGAGCTGCCGGAGAAGACCTCGATCATCTCCTGCCCGTGGTTCCGCGACCTGATGCACCACGCCCTCGATGCCGAGGCGTGGGGGAATTCACTCGTGGAGCTGGGAAATGTCGTCGAAATGCGCGGACGCCGGACGATCGACAGCGTACACCTTATTCCGCGCGAGCACGTCGTGCCGGAGTACGGGCTGGTGTTGAAAGACATCAACGACGACCTGTCGATGGGTATCGACTACCGCAACAACCCCCGCCTGAACCGGTTCCTCATCGACATAAATGCCGACGAACCGCTGGGATTCCTGCTCAAAGTGGCGCCCGAAGCCATATCCATCAAAAACATGTCGGGATTCTGGGACTCGTTCGGCGAACTGTTCGGTATTCCCGTGCGATGGGCGACGACGACCTCCACGGACGACAGCGACAAGGCCACGATCATGTCGGCGTTGCGGCAGATGGGCGCCGCGGCATTCGGCCTTTTCCCCGAAGGTACCGAAATCAAATTCCTCGAAACGCAGCGCGGAGATGCCTTTCAGGTCTTCGACCAGCGTATCGCACGGGCGCAAACCAACATCTCGAAGGCCATTCTCAACCAGACGATGACCATCGACGACGGGTCGTCGCTCTCGCAGTCCGAAACGCACCTCGACATCTTCAATCGTGTCGTACACTCCCGCATGGCGATGATCGCCTCGATGGTCAACTGGCAGCTGTTGCCCAAGTTGCAGGAAATGGGGCTGCCCTTCACCGACGACGACGTGTTCGTGTGGGACGAAGCCGTGAGCTACACACCCGAACAACAGTTGCAGATCGAGCAGATGATACTGGCCAACTACGAGGTCGACCCTGCCTATTTCAAGGAGAAATACAACATCGAGATTACGGGCGTGAAACAGCAGGCTGCGGGGTTGTTCGCAACGGCTGAACTCAAAAAAAAAAGCCCGGCCATAGCCGAACTGGATCGGATGTACGGGCAGAGGTAGACGAAGGGCATGTCGCTGCCGAAACATTGCGCCGCATCTTCGAGGGTGAGGAGATCGACTTCGACGAAACGTCGATGACCTTCACTGACGACGAGCTGAGCAAAGCGCTCCTCGACGGATACGGACGTCGCGCCATAACACCCGAGTACGGCACGCCAGACTTCGGAATGGTCGAGAACCTCCGTCGCAATGTTTACCAGTTCTCCGTAGCCAAGAACCACCACCAGCTGCGAACCCTCACCGATACGCTTATCGACGACGAGGGGCGCGTGCGCAGCTTCTCGGAGTTCCAAGCCGAGGCACGCAAGATCGACAGCCGCTACAATGTCGACTACCTCCGTACCGAATACGACACGGCCATCGGCGCGGCTGAGACGGCTTCCGAGTGGGCGTCGCTCGAAGCGCGCGGCGGGGATCCCATGTTACGCTACGTGACTGTCGGCGACGACCGCGTGCGCGCCTCGCACGCTGCACTCAACGGCCTGCAACGCCCCATGAGCGACCCGATATGGAATACGATCTACCCGCCGAACGGGTGGAACTGCCGATGTCTGGTGCGGGTCGTATCGGGTGCCGCGACACCGCAGAAGCTCATACGGATGCCCGACGACCTGCCGGATATGTTCAAGACCAATCTGGCAAAGGCCGGACTGCTGTTCCCCAGGAATCACCCCTATTTCAATGGCATAAGCAGTAAAACGTTCGCAAGGGCTCTCGAATACATCCCGGTCGAGAACACCTATTTCGATGCGAAGACCCCCGGAGGGCATGTCGTAGAAGTAAGCTGCCTGCATCGAGACCACGAGCAGGCGCAGAACGTCGCCGCGACGGACATCCTGCTCGGGAAAGGAATCGTCCGCAAGGCGACCCTGCTGCCGGATATTCACAAGGACGATGTAGCGGTGAAACGACGCTTCTATCCTGCCGGCGAGTTGCCGCCCGATCCGCTCAAAAATGCCGACGCGATTTTCGACGGACACGTCTTCGAGATCAAGCAGACGACCCCCAACAACATGGTGCGCAACATCAACAAGGCGGCGCAGCAGGCGCGCCGAGTGGTAGTGCGGTTGACAACGGGCGGCAAAAATCAAAACTACCGCATACGTGAACGCGCCACGGCCGCCAAGCGCGACAACCGACTCGATGAACTCATCGTCATATTTCCCGATGGAGAGGTCGAAAGATTCTAAAAAACACGAGCCTCCGAAGAGGCTCGCTTGGGTGGCCCTGTCCGCAGGCAGGACTTGCAGTCCAACGACTGCCATAAAGATGCAATGCAAATATATATCAACAAATTCTTAATTCCAAAAAATTATGACGGAAATCCCCGAAAATGTCGTATACAACTGCGATTTTATGAAAAATCGGTTGCCCGATCATTGCGCCGACTTGATTATCGCCGACCCGCCCTATTTTCGATACAAAGGCGATTTCGACTTCGTATGGCCGACGTTCGACGATTACCTGAACGATGTACGCCGCTGGGGTGAAGAGTGCCGGCGTTTATTGAAAGACAACGGTACGCTGATCTGGTGGGGCTCCGATAATCGAATCGCATATACGCAGGTGATCCTTGACACTATGTTTCTGTTTTTAAATAGCTGCACATGGAATAAGTCGAACGGTTGGGGGGAAAGTGCAAAACGCAGAAATATCGCGTAAATTCATTCCGAATGCAGAACGATTCATACTTTATGAGTCGAGGCCTGAGATTCGGGAAGGTGAGGCTCGGAAAATTCTGCGTGTATTCGAATACGAACAGGGGATGTGCCGGACACGGTGCATGAAGCCTCTGGTAGATTATATGATCTCGGAAATGGAACGGGCAGGCTTCACACCGAAGCGTGTCAACGATGCCCTGCATACCTGCATGGCCGGACATTGGTTCACGCGCGGCTCACAATGGGAATTGCCGACCCGAGAGAATTATGAACGTCTTCGCAACCTCTTCAACGGTGATCGGCTCAATAGCGAGTATCTGTGCAGGGACTACGAGGAGCTGCGCAAGGACTACGAGGAGTTGCGCAAGGACTACGAGGAGTTGCGCAAGGACTACGAGGAGTTGCGGAGGCCGTTCAATCTTCCCGAACGGTCGACTGACGTATTACAGTTTCCGCAAGATTCCGGCGCATCGAAACGCTACGGGCACGACACAGTCAAAGGCGAGGCGATCACCAGTTATCTGATTCAGGTCACGACACGTCCCGGTGCACTCGTGGTGGTACCCTTCGCCGGAAGCGGAACGGAGTGTGCAATGGCTGCCAAACTGGGACGCCGATTCGTGGGGTATGAGATAGATCCGAAACATGCACGAACAGCGGCTCGTCGCACTGAAAAATTCATCCAAACGACACTATTGTAATGGCAAAGAAAATCATTGTCAACGGATACGCCTACTCCTGGCGCGACCTTCGGCATCGACTCGACCGCGTGCGCATCCGACTCCCGCAGGCCATGGCCGATGCGGCCCGTAACTTTTTCGTCGACTCATTTACGAAACAAGGCTGGGACACAGGACACGGTATCAAGAAATGGAAACCACGCAAAAAGTCGGACGGCCGCCGTCGTCGTGCGATCCTCGTCAAAACGGGCAGACTCCGTAAATCGATCCGCATCCGTCATGCGACATTCCGCCGCATCACCATCGCCGCCGAAGCACCCTATGCCGCCGCGCATAACTTCGGCGTCGACGAGACCGTCACCGTGCGCGCCCACACGCGCCGCACCTACGGACGTGTACAAGAAAAGTACACCACGAGCTCCGGAAAGGAGCGGACACGCACGAAGCGCGTAGAGACCGGAAGCCACATCGTGCGCAGCCACACACGCCACATGCAGCTACCGCAGCGGCAGTTCATGGGCGACAGCCAGATGCTCGACCAAAAGCTCGATCGCATCGTAGAGCGCGCCGTGGAAGAGATATTCGACATTTGAAACATCGATTAAATAGCATTGAATCATGGATGAAAGACAATCCCAAGACGTTCGCGCGAAACTCTACACGGACATCGCACATGCACTATTGGATTCGAAACTCGTCGCATACGTCGACCGTTACAACAACCAGTTCGCACACCTCGAAGAGGAGAAGGTGCTGCGCTATCCCTGCGCGTTGATCGAATTCTCGGATATACAGTGGCAGCAGGTAGGACGGCACGTACAGCGCGGAACGGTGCTCGTAAACATCTACGTCGCGACAAAGGTACGCGGACGGACATCCGCCGTGGGACGAACCGCCGATCCTGCCGTAGAGGATTTCGAACTGCTCGGTGCCCTGCGCATCGTACTGCGCGATCTGAGGCTCGATTATGCCGGGACATTCACCCGAATGCGATCCGTCACGGATCACGACCACGACAGCACCATCGTCAACCTCGAACAGTATGCCGTGACGGTTATCGACACATCGGCCGAACCGCAAACCCGACGCGTATCCGTCAGCGTCGAGATCGGAGACGTATCGATAAAATAGCGAGATGCTCGCAAAATATCGACAAAATGACGAACGAGCAGACCGTAAGATCTGCTCGTTCGTATTTCGCTCAATTCTCAGGTTTCGCGGCTTCCTTAAAGGAAATGGAATAAAACAAATTCAGGAACTCGATTCGAAACTCGTAAAGATTTCGGTCGAGAACTCTCACCCATATAAATCTAACGGTTGGTAAGAATGCAAACGAAGAATAGAAGCATGGGCTATTATACGAATAATTAAATCCCAGCGCTAACACCCATTTACCGAAAGTTATCGTAATCATAATAATTATATCGGTTAAAAAATTCGTTTTGGCGGTCGCAGGCGATCGATTTGCGAAAAAATATTTACAGCCTTTCGATATTATCGACCTCTATATGCTTTCGGTATCCGTTTCGATCGTCATTCAAAAACGCATCGATCTTTGTCATCAGTTCTTTTGCGGTTTCAGCATCATATACTTTTATTTCGGATTTAGCCATCCACGGGCCTCCGCTGGGGCTTTCCTCTACCCAAGAGAATTTAACTTTAAATATTTCCATAATTTGTAACTATTTCACCAGTTCGAACTCATAAGCCACGACCCACGGATTACGCTCCCACATTCCCCGTCCCGACACCTTGTCGATCAGCGAAGCGAAGGCTTCGCGGGGAGTAGGGAATAATTTCCAAGTTCTGCCGTCCTCGGTATCTACATACGATTCTTTGCTCCAATCCTTGCATTTTATGCCTGGAACATAATACCCAATTATCCCGCCTACTACTCCCTCTTTCATGCACTCCGCGTCCGAAATATCCTGCAACCGCTCGCACTTGATTCCGGTGATGCGGATTCGGTACGGCATCAGTGCAGGGTTTACAAATAGCTTATTGCCCCATCCTGCATGTTCCTTTGGAACGTGGTAATTGCCGCAACTCTTGTAGCTCTGCGCCACGGCCACGACCTCGCCGACCTTGTAGCGGGGTGCTTCCCTCTCGTAAAATTCTTTTTCGCTTTCATGGACATATACGCCGCCCACGCTCGGAGCATCAGAAACAAACTCCATCCATTGCTCTGTAAGGGCCCACGGAACCAGCCGCCTCGTCATGGTCTTTCGCCCCTCGATGACCGCCTGCGTCAAGCCGTAGCGGTCGTTGAACATAATCTTTTTCATATTACTCTCCCAATTTCTTAACGGCTTCCAGAAATACGGCAGTCCAATTCAAAGCAGGAGTATCGGTCGGGCCGGCCATATCGAGTTCCGGCGTGAATTTGGTGGAGACAGAGACTTCATTCCCATTCTGGGTGATCTGGACGACAGCCTTCTGCTTATCGTCTTGAAAAGTGATTTTTACCTGATCGTTTTTCATAATCGTTTGTATTCATTTATCGTTTCGAAAATCCGCAGCGCCACCTGCGGGACTATGGTGTTGCCGTAGGCTTTGATCGACTCGCGGCACCATGCCGGAAAGGTAATTCCGTCCAGTCCGGCGGAAAGCCCATCATCTGGGCCACATATCGGGGACTCAGTCGGGAACCCTTCCCAGTTCGGGACGGATGCGAAATCATGACGTCGTGGACGACTCCGCTCTTCCGCTTGGCATGACTGAGAGGAAACGAATTGTTTTTCGCATCGCAGGCCGTCGGCGTCGACAACAGCCCCATCCGCGCTGCAAGCGCGAGCGTCGGCCGCTCGGATGCACCCTTCGACAATCTCCTGTTCACACGCCCGCTCCCGCAATCCGACGCGACCGGTGTCGGCAGTAGAGCCGGCGACAATGGCTCCGAACCGCTCTTGCCATGAACTTTCAGCCCTTGCGTCACCACGGTGGGCAACAAACCATGTTCTGTATCGCAGATGGGGAGCACCGACGCCCGCAGCTGGTATAAGGTACGCTTGCACCTCGTATCCTGCCGCCTCCAAATCAGCACACACCTGCTCGAAAACCATTCCCTGCGACCAATTAACGATTCCGAGAACGTTCTCGCCCACGACCCAGCGCGGTCGAACAGTCCGAACAACTCCGAGCATTGCGGGCCAGAGGTAGCGGTCGTCGGCCGTACCCTTGCGTTTGCCCGCGAGGCTGAACGGCTGGCACGGGAAACCGCCGGTGAGCACGTCGACGCGGTCGCACCAAACGGTAAAGTCTGTTGTTCGTATGTCTTCATATTGTTCCGATTCGGGAAAATGATACTTCAATACGCGCCGGCAGAACGGGTCGATCTCGCAGTTGAAGACGTTCGTCCAGCCGGCCCACGCAGCCGCTAAGTCGAAGCCGCCGATGCCGCTGAATAGAGAACCGTGCGTCATTGGTACTCCACCGCTGCTCTGCGATCGATGAAGAAATGAATACCCGGTGCACATTCGCTCCACCTGTTATCGTCGAAATCCGGAACTTCGACTGTGGCACCGACGGTGTAGACGAAGTTTTTGTCATGGTCGGAACGAACGGTATCCTCAGTTGCCTTGGTGCCGTCCATGTTCTGAATCTCCATGACGTATGCTTTATCGCAACGGCATTTGTGTCCCGTTGCCGAACTGCGCCGTGCATCTTCCGGAATTCGTAACTTTACGATATGCCCAGAGGCTTTTTTCCAACCGATGAAACTACCCTCGGTCGGGCATGATAGATAACATCCTTTGGCATCGCGCAGGTTGGCACCGCGCAGGTTGGCACCGCGCAGGTCGGCATCGCACAGGTTGGCACCGCGCAGGTCGGCATCGCGCAGGTTGGCATCGCGCAGGTTGGCATCGCACAGGTTGGCATCGCACAGGTCGGCACCGTACAGGTTGGCACCGCGCAGGTAGGCACCGCACAGGTTGGCACCGCGCAGGTAGGCACCGCACAGGTTGGCATCGCACAGGTCGGCATCGCACAGGTTGGCACTGCGCAGGTTGGCACTGCGCAGGTTGGAGCCGCGCAGGTCGGCACCGCGCAGATCAGCACCGCGCCTAATAGCGTCCAAAACCGTTTCGGTGATTGTGTTTCCCTCTTTCGTGTATTCAAATACGACCGAGCCCGTCCAACGGTTGCGGATTTCGATTTTAATCTGTTTCGTTGATTCCATTGTGGTAAATTTGTTTATCCGGATTCATGTATTGATTTGCGGCAGCAATAGCATCTTCGAGCGTAAAGAGACGGCGATCTTTGTCGGGTATGAAGATTTTACTCATGGCTTTTCTCTTTTTTCAACGCCTCGATCCGTCCGAGAATCCGCGGTTCGGCGATGTATTTTCTGAATGTGTGAATCGATATGCGGAAGCGCGGTTCGATCGTCCTATGGAATATCTTGGACAGCGGCGCTCCCGTTCTGGTCTGTTCTTCTTTGGTGATACGCTGCACCTCGGCAACGCGTTCCAAGTAGACTAAATTCGGCTTCGGCATAGTTACGATGGTTTTAAGTTGGATAATATACGAGACCGTTCGGCGACCTTCACCCCCTTGCGCTGCAAGGCCCGAAGTTTGACGTAAAGCTCGCGCAGCTCGGCAATCGTCAGGAACCGGAACGGTTTCCCTGCGATGCGCGGCTGCGAGACGAAGGCGTCGACGCGAGCGAAGAACTCGCGCGACGTCTCCGAATAGGGTTTCTGGTA